GATCTCTCAGAAGATTTCATGCAGCGTGCAGGAACAATCTTCGAAGCAGCAGTTAACACTAAGATCAATGATCTCGCTACACAGCTAGATGAGTCTTATAGAAACGTTCTCACCGAACAACTCGAAGAGGTTGTTGGAAATCTTGCTGAGAAGCTCGATGACTACCTCAACTATGTTGTCGAAGAGTGGATTCAGAACAACGAAATTGCTCTTGAGCGTGGTATCAAGACTGATGTTGCTGAGTCCTTCATCACTGGTCTTAAGAGTCTCTTTGAAGCTCACTACATTAACGTTCCCGACGAACGATACGATGTTCTTGATGAACTCTTCGAGTCAAACGAACAGCTTCAGGAAGATCTCAACGCACAACTTGAAGCAAACGTTGTTCTTAAGTCACAACTCAATGAGACTACAAAGGCTCAACTCTTTGCACACTATACTCAGAATCTTGCTGATACTGAAGTTGAAAAGTTTGCCACTCTCGCGGAAGCAATCTCATTCGAGGATGCAAATTCTTTTAATAATAAGTTAGCACAGCTTCATGAAGCATACTTCGAGAACGCTTCTCCAGTATCTGAGCCAGTTGAACTTATTGAAGAAACTACAAACCAAAAAATCTCAAATGGAAGTGCGATGGACAAATATGTCGATACTCTTAGCTTCCATAAGAGAAAGCACTGATTTTAATATTTTTTTTACGTAAAACAAAACTTAACAGGAGAAATCTAAAATGGATTTTGATAACCAAGCCCCAATGGATGCTCTCTGCGAAAAGTGGGATCCCCTCTTAGAGCATGAAGCACTTCCCAGAATTGAAGACTCATACAAGAAGAAGGTCACTGCACAGCTTCTTGAAAACCAAGAAACCGCTCTTCGTGAGCAGTACCTACAGGAAGCAACCCCCGCTAACCAAATGGGTGGTAACTTCTCTGACCCACAGGTCGGTGGTGCAGGCGCACTCGCTGGTTACGACCCCGTTCTAATCAGCCTTGTCCGTCGTGCTATGCCAAACCTAATGGCTTACGACATCGCTGGTGTTCAGCCCATGAGCGCACCCACTGGTCTCATCTTTGCAATGCGCGCCCGTTACACAGGACAGGCCGCAGCAGGTGCAGGTTCAGTTGGTAGTGCTGAAGAAGCTCTTTATCAGGAAGCTGGATTCATCTCCGGTACTACTGGTAATACTGGTGAAACTGCTCCATTCAGTGCAACTGGTGGTGTAAACGCAACTGGTGTTACCACTGGCTTCGCAGGAGGAACCCTCAACGTTGATCCCCGACTTGCTGGTGAAACACCATTCTCGAATGTATTCCGTGCGATGCTCACCGGTACTGCCGAAGGTCTCAACTCCTCGACCGCAGCCGGTAAACAAGACTTCCAGCAGATGGCATTCAACATTGATCGTGTCGCTGTTGAAGCACGTTCCAGAGCACTCAAGGCTGAGTACACCACTGAGCTTGCTCAGGATCTCAAGGCTGTTCACGGACTTGATGCAGAGACCGAACTTGCTAACATTCTTAGCACTGAAATCCTCTCTGAAATCAACCGCGAACTCGTCCGTACCATCTACTTCAACGCGCAGTTAGGTGCTACTGATACTGACCTTACTGGTGCTAACACCGATGATGCAGTTACCAACATTGGTGGTCTCTATGACCTTCAGACCGACTCTGATGGTCGATGGAGTGCAGAGCGTTTCCGTGGTCTCATGTTCCAGATTGAACGTGAAGCTAACAAGATCGCCAAGAACACTCGTCGCGGTAAGGGTAACTTCATCATCTGCTCGTCAGATGTCGCAAGTGCTCTTGCAATGGGTGGATTCCTTAACATCTCACCTGCCCTCAACAACCAGTTGGATGTTGATGACACTGGTAACACCTTCGCTGGTGTTCTCAACGGTAAGATGAGAGTCTACATTGACCCATACGCCGCTGTTGGTGCTCCCAACTTCGTGTGTGTTGGTTATAAGGGTACTAGCCCTTATGATGCTGGTATGTTCTACTGCCCCTACGTTCCCCTCCAGATGGTACGTGCGGTTGGTCAGGACACCTTCCAGCCCAAGATCGGGTTCAAGACTCGGTATGGTATGGTTAACAACCCATTCGCTCGCCAGGATGGTGTCGGTAACGTCTTTGACGGTACTCCCGGACTTAACCTCTACTACCGTCTCTTCGCTGTCCGCAACCTTCACGGTAACGGTACTAACTGATCTTAGAGTAGTTCTAATTAAAATAAGCAGCGAGGGTCTTCGGACCCTCGTTGTTTTTTTATAAATACTAATATGAGTGACAATAACTATCTAGCAACAAATTTCTTTAAATTAGAATTCCCTGAAATGCCAGGTGTTGAGTATTTTGCACAATCAGTAAACTTACCATCACTCACACTCTCTCCCCTAGAGCTTCCTGCTTCACAGTTTGGTGTCCCAATCAGAACGCCAGTTGCAAGATATTTTTACGAAAATATGTCCGTATCGTTTCTTGTAGACGAAAAGATGGAAAATTGGTTAGAGGTATATAACTGGATGAGATCATGTGGAAATGCCGAAGACTATGATGAATATGCTGGTGACTCAAATTACCGAAATATTTTCAAAGACGCCACTTTACAAATTATGGATGGGTCGTATAATGAAATAAAGAAAATTGTATTCAAGGACATGTTCCCTGTTGGGATAAGCGGAATACAATTTTCATCTGTGGTTGTTGATACAGAGCCTGTGATTGCCACAGCAACATTCTCTTATACTTCATATTCAATAGAATGAGGAATGAATGATACTTAATGAACTCTATGACATGGTAAACAAAGACCTAGAGATTGACAAAACAGAACTCGATACAGAGTCCCTCAGAACCCCACAAATTCATAACAAGTACCTAATCCTTCACAGCAAAGAAAAGCTCAAGTTGGAACATCTGTTGTCTGAAAAGAAGGTCAAGAGACGTAATAAATGGCTATACTACACAGGTAAGATGTCACAGGAGGAGCTTGATAGACATGGTTGGGAGCCTTTCGATCTGGTGATTCTCAAGACAGAAGTGGATCGCTTTGTCGAATCTGATGAAGAAATGATTAAGCTGAGTGCAAAGATTACCCTTCAACAAGAAGTTGTCAGCTATCTAGAGAGTGTAGTAAAAATGATCTCCAACCGGCAATGGAATATCAGAGCAGCACTCGACTGGATCAAGTTCACACAGGGGGCATAAATAATGTGTGACTCAGATAAATGTACATAAGTTAGATTCCGTCAATATGAAAATTGAATGTGACGATTCGATTGCAAAGGAACTCAACCAGTTCTTTACATTCGAAGTACCGAATTATCAGTACACCCCAGCATACAAGAATAAAAAATGGGACGGTATGATCCGCCTGTTTAATCTGTATTCACGTAGACTGTATATCGGTCTGATGGACTATCTGATACAGTTCGCAAAAGATAGAAACTACACGATTGATCAAGATTTTGATAACACAGTAGAACTGGATCCGGATGAAGTCGAGAGATTCATAGCATCACTCAACCTAAAGATAACTCCGTATGATTACCAGCTTGATGCAATAAAGCACGCCATCAAGAATCAAAGATCTCTACTACTCTCACCAACAGGCAGTGGTAAATCTCTGATAATTTATTGTCTGGTTAGGTACTGCCTAGAGCAGATCCAAGAGGACGAAAAAATTCTGATCGTGGTCCCAACTACTGGTCTGGTCTCTCAGATGTATAATGATTTCCGTGACTATGCAGGTAAAGAATGGAAAGTTGAAAAGAACTGCCATACGATCTTCTCCGGTCAAGACAAGACCACACCCAAACAGGTCGTAATATCCACTTGGCAGAGCATCTACAAGATGCCCCCAGAATACTTTGAGCAGTATAAGATGGTGGTCGGAGATGAGTGTCATCTGTTCAAAGCAAAGTCCCTGACATCTCTCATGTCAAAGATGGTAAACGCAGAGTTCCGTATCGGAACCACAGGCACACTCGACGGAACACAGGTCCACAAACTAGTGATTGAAGGTCTTTTTGGTAGGGTCCATAAAGTAACAACTACAAAAAATCTGATGGAGAAGGAAGTCCTATCGAACCTTTCAATTGATTGTCTGGTTCTAGAATACAAGCCAGAAGAAATTAATCAGATCAAACGAGCAAAATACATCGATGAGTTAAAATGGATAGTTGCACACGAGAGGCGAAATAAGTTCATATCCAAGCTCGCAAAATCGGTAAAGGGAAACACTCTCGTGCTTTTTAATTATGTTGATTTGCATGGCAAGCCACTGTATAATCTTATCAGTGAAATGTGTCCTGATAAGAAAGTATTCATGATTTACGGTGGTACAGACGTGGAACAGAGAGAGGAAATTAGACAAATCGTCGATAAAGAAACCGATGCTATTCTAGTCGCCTCATATGGAACATGCTCTACTGGGATCAATATCAAAAACATTCACAATATTATTTTTACATCACCGTCTAAATCCGTCATTCGTGTCTTGCAGTCCATAGGAAGGGGTCTGAGACGCTCAGATAGCAAAGATAGTATGAAGCTCTATGATCTAGCAGATAATTTATCCCATAAAAAGTACAGAAATCACACTATGCGACATCTTGATGCTAGAATCAAAATATATACTAAGGAACATTTCGATTACAAGTTAATTTCGATGAAAATCTAAGGAGACAATATGAGTTCGTCCTACCGTGTCCTAAAATTACAAAGCGGCGAAGAGATCATCGCCAAAGTTAAAGGGAAAGAGGGAGAGAAAATTATTCTCGAAAATCCCATGATCTTCACCACACAACTTAGAAGCACACCATTCGGTCAAACACAGGAAATAACTTTTTTGAAAGACTGGCTTGCAAACATCAAAAAAGATACCGTAAAAATACCAGAGAATTTCATAGTAACTTGGAACTCTCCTACAAATGACGTATCTAAATTATATGATGCTGAAAGAAAAAATAAATCCATGAGAGATTTCAAAAAAACTCCTAAAGATCAAAACCAATCAAATCCCATGGATAAGATTCTAGAAGATCTAAAAAAGCTAGAAAATCAGATTGATGAGAATGAAATGTCAATGGAAGACCCTGGCATGAAAACCCCATTTCCACCTTTTCCAATGGATAATCCAAACAATTCTATTTTCATGAGTATGATGTTACCACCAGATTTTATTAAAAATCTGATTGATGAGGGCTATTTGGACATGGACGATATTGACTTTCCTGAAAATGATATTGGCAATTTCTATGAAGAAATTAATGATCATCAATATACGGGCGAAGAAACCGACGATCCTGATTATGGAAATCGTTGGACTGATTGGAACCCCGACCCTCTCTCAGATGAGTATGGTGAAGAAGGTCTTTAAGTATACTTATAGTATTCCTTTTCACCCCTTACACAGGGGATTTTAATGGGTGTTTGGAATTTGTCAATAAAAAACTTGTAAATAATTTATATGGATGTATATTATGTGAAAAGGTAGAACAAATGAGCAAAAAGAACCATTACATTGATAATAAAGAATTTTTTAAGGCTATGTGTGAGTGGAAAGATGAGTTGAATAATGCAGAAGACGTAGGTGATCCAAAACCACCAGTATCAAATTACATTGGTAAATGTTTCATAGACATAGCTGAACATCTTGCACAGAAACCAAATTTTACAAATTATCCTTATAAAGATGAAATGATCAATGATTCGATTGAAAACTGTATCATGTATGCCCATAATTTCAATCCAGAAAAGTCTAAGAATCCTTTCTCATACTTTACGCAGATAATTTACTATGCATTTCTTCGGAGGATAGAAAAAGAGAAGAAGCAAAACTTTATCAAGTTTAAATTAGCTGAAATGAAAGATGACGGTACTATGAGTGTCTGGTACAAAGAGAATTATTTTGATCGAGACAATATGAAAGATGCTATGAGAGAACATTTCAATTTATCTGAAGATGATGTAAAAAGAATGCAACCCAAGAAAAAATTAAAGAAAGAATCTGACGGAAAACTATTTGAATGAAAGTAGCTATCATTAATGATACACACTTCGGTGCAAGAAATGATTCTTCGATTTTTCTGAATCATTTTTTAGAGTTTTTCGAGGATCAGTTCTTTCCATACTGTGAAGAAAACGATATTGATCAGGTTCTCCATCTTGGTGATCTGATGGATCGTCGAAAGTACGTTAACTTCAATACACTACATGAAGTAAGGAAACGATTTTTTCAAAAGTTTGATGAGAAGAAAATTCATGTGCATTGTATTGTAGGCAATCACGATACCTTTTATAAGAATACCAATGAAGTAAATTCCCTAAAGGAATTATTTGTTGACAGGAACGATTACTTTCACTTATACGAGGAACCAACGGCAGTTAATTTTGATTCTCTCTGCGTTGGTCTAGTTCCATGGATTGCAGATGAGAATCGCGATGAATGTGAGGATTTTCTTCGTACTTGTCAATGTCCAATTATTGGTGGTCACTTTGAGCTTAATGGTTACGAAGTCATGCGTGGAGTCAAGTTTAAGCATGGAATGTCTGATAAATTACTTCAGAGATTTGAGACTGTCCTATCGGGACACTTTCATAGTAAAAGTAGTAAAAACAATGTACGATATTTGGGCACTCAATATCAGATAACATTCAGTGATCTAAAAGACAAAAAAGGATTTCATGTTCTTGATACAGAAACACGAGAACTGGAATTCATAGAAAACAAACGTCGTAAGTTTCATCACATTGACTATGATGATACTAATCCGGATTCGCTAGTTAAACTTGACTTTGGATTCTATAAAGATTGTTATGTGAAGGTAATTGTAAAGAACAAAACGAAAAGAAAACTGTTTGACGCTTTTCTCGATACCTTATATAAACATAAAGTCATTGACATAACTGTTGTCGAGGACATGAGTGATTTTGAAATTGAAGAAACATCGATCGATATGGCTAAAGATACACTATCGATTATTAATGATGAAATTGATACAGACTCAGAGATAAAGGACAAGGATCAAATTAAGAAGATAATCCGCGACTTGTATCTCGAAGGTCTTAGTAATTGGGAATAGTATGCTAACTTTTGATAAGGTTCGTTTTAAAAACTTTGGTTCGTTTGGTAATACCTTTACAGAACTTCAACTGGGTAAGTACAACACCGTTCTTGTTTCTGGTAGGAATGGTCACGGCAAATCATTCGCTCTGCTTGATGCAATCACCTTTGCTTTGTTTGGTAAGCCTTTCCGAAAGGTTAATGTTCCACAACTTGTGAACAGCGTTAACCAGAAAGACTGCGTAACTGAAGTCTACTTTAGTACACCCAAGCATCAATACAAAGTTATCCGTGGTCTGAGTCCGAAGGTCTTTGAAATTTATAAAGACGGTGATCTACTTCCCCAACCTGCGAAAGCAAAGGACTATCAGAAGCTGCTCGAAGAACAAATTCTACGAATGAACTATAAGTCATTCACTCAGATTGTTATCTTGGGTTCTTCATCGTTTGTTCCTTTCATGCAATTGAGTACGAGTGATAGACGCGAAGTAATTGAAGACATTCTTGATATCAAAATATTCAGTGTTATGAACTTATTACTGAAGACCAAAATATCCGAACTCAAAGAGTCGTTGAATATTTGTCAGAACAAGATTGATATTGCGAATGAAAAGATTCAATTACAGGAGGGTCATGTCAATACTCTTAAGACAAGAAGTCAGGAACGACTTGAAAAAAATAAAGATAAGTTAAATTCTCTCATGGATGAGGGCAAAGAGACACAGAGTAAAATTGGTGATATCACAGATGAGATCGAAGATATCAAAAACAAGCTACCAGATAAATCACAGTTTGTTTCTAGTCTCAAAGGAATTGAGAAGGCCGAAAACTCTTTAGAATCAGATTTAAAAAGGCTTGTAAAGGATATAACATTCTATACATCGAATGATACATGTCCAAGTTGTAAGCAGAATATCGATGAAGATTTTCGTAATTCAATTACACATGAGAAAGAAGCAGAAAAACTAAACATTGAGAAACGACTGGTTGGTACGGAGTCTTTAATCAAAGAGACGCTTGATCGAATCAATCAAATAGAGGACAAAGAAAGGGGTATCGTCAAGAGAGAAAAAAGTATTGTTGAAAAACAAAGTCTTGTAAAATCTCTCTATGAGCAGATACAATATATCGAGCAAGAGATTCGTGAGATTGAAACGAATCAAGAGAACATTGAAGAACAGAATGATAAGCTCAACGATTTTAGAAATGATAAAGAAACATCTTTGAATGAAAAAGAGACTGTCCTTAATGAAAAATATAATTACGATGTAGTGCATGACCTACTAAAAGATGGTGGGATTAAATCTAAGATCATCAAGTACTACTTACCAATTATAAATAAACTGATTAATAAATATTTGTCTTCTATGAACTTCTTTGCTAACTTTACTCTTGATGAAGAGTTTAATGAAACAATTAAAAGCCGACACCGAGACACATTCAGTTACATGAGTTTCAGTGAAGGTGAAAAACTTAGGATTGATCTTGCCTTGATTCTTTCGTGGAGAGAAATCGCCAAACTTAAGAACAGTGCAAGTTGTAACCTTTTGATTTTGGATGAAGTATTTGATTCATCACTGGATGCAATGGGTACAGATGATTTGATGAAATTACTTGACGATCTGTCAATAAATGCTAACATATTCGTAATCAGTCATAAAGCAGATCTTCTTGCAGACAAGTTCCAGAACTATATGATATTTGAAAAGAAAAACAACTTTAGTAGGATAAAATAAATGAAAGTAATGAAACCACAATACACTTATAAAGCAATCGTAGAAAGAGTCGTTGACGGTGATACCGTTGATCTTCTCGTTGATTGCGGATTCAATATCATGAGAAAAGAACGCATTCGTTTCTATGGAGTCGATGCATGGGAAACTCGTGGCGAAGAAAGAGAAGAGGGTCTGAAGGCAAAGGAGTTTGTACAGAATCTCCTCCCAGTTGGATCTGAATGTGTCGTAATGACAGGAAAAGAACAGGGTAAGTTTGGTCGCTACTTGGGTGAAATTTTTGTAAATGATAGAAGTCTTAATGAAATGCTTCTAGAAGAAGGACACGCCGAAGTATATAAATGATGTCGCTTTTTGATGATACAACTGAGGAATATTTATCATTGATTGGTGATTGGAAGGATAGTCTTCCTTCACCAGTGATCGAAGAATATGAAGAAATACAAGTTGTTCGTGATGATCTTCTAGGTGGTGGATCAAAAATAAGATTTGCAGACTACTTAATACAAAGTCAACCGGAGATAGAAGAATGGGTATATGGGAGTTCTCCCGCAACTGGGTACGCACAGATTTCTCTTTCGTACTTATGCCGCAAATATGGTAAGAAAGCGGTCATCTTTATGGCTGAACGGGCATGGGACAAGTTGCATGATTATCAAATAGAAGCACTAAAGGTAGGTGCTGATATGAAATGGGTTCCGAATGGTATGCTGTCAGTGACAGAGAAAAGAGCAAGAGATTATGTTGAACAAGATCCAAAAGTACGTAGATTGCTTCCTATTGGTTTTCACCATGACACTGTTATCGCTTCTATTATTAGGGTTGCTCTATCAATTGACATTCAACCCAACGAAGTATGGACAGTTGGGTCATCTGGAACTCTCACCAGAGGTTTACAACTCGCATGGCCAGATGCAGACTTCCATTGCGTTACTGTTGGGCACAAAGGAGACTATGGAAGAGCCAAAACTTATGGGTGTGAAATCCCCTTCAATAAACCAGCAAAAGTAATACCCCCGTTTCCCTCTGCAATCACGTATGATGCAAAGGCATGGGAATATATAAAACAACATGCTTCACCCGGAGCACTTTTTTGGAACGTAGGAGCTTAAATGTATAAACTTGATTATGTGTGGCTAGATGGATACGAAACTAAAAATATGCGAATGAAGACTCGCTATTATAATGGATATGAACTTGACATCAAGGATGTTCCTGTATGGGGTTTTGATGGATCAAGCACAGAACAAGCAGAGGGTAAGAACAGTGATTGTATTCTTGAGCCAGTAAAGCTCTATAGAGATGCATCAGATCCCATGGGTATGACTCATATAGTTCTGTGTGAAGTCATGAATCCAGATGGTAGTCCACATGAAACAAATAGTCGAGCAAAGATGCGGCAAATTATCGAGGACTGTGGTGGTCTTGAGAAGGTAAGCAAGGACATGATGTTCGGAATTGAGCAAGAATATGTGATCTTTGACAAGAAGACTGGTCGTCCTAGTGGTTGGCCAGACAATGGATTCCCTCCCCCACAAGGTAGATATTACTGTGGCGTTGGTGGTGATTGTGTGGAACATCAGGACTTGATTGATGAACACGCTTCGATTTGTAATCGTGCAGGTATTCCAATACAAGGAACTAATGCAGAGGTAATGCTTTCACAATGGGAGTATCAAGTTGGTCCAGCGAACGCTATAGACGTATGTGATCACCTCTGGGTGGCACGTTATATCTTAGAAAAGCTGGCTGCAAAAGAGAATCTATACATCCGTCTAGATCCTAAGCCAATCGCTGGTGACTGGAATGGTTCTGG